CTACCAAGGTGGTTTAGACTTTACAGTCACTAAAACATCCAAAGGTGGTTATGCTGACTACTCAACTTCAAAATGGTCACGCAAAGAATCTGCATTAACAGCAGAAGAAGCTGCGGCAATTGAAACTCATGGCTTATACAACTTGAAAGATTTCTTGCCAAAGAAACCTAGCGAAGTTGAACTTAAAGTTATGAAAGAAATGTTTGAAGCTTCAGTAGATGGTCAAGCATATGACGCAGATCGTTGGGGTAATTATTACAAACCAAGAGGCGTAACAATCGTCTCAGCTGAATCAGCTACACCTGTAGCACAAACAGCAACACCAGCAGTGGCAGATGAAGAATTTGAAACTGCACCGGCTGTGGCTGCTCCAGTAGTTACAGAGGCTGCACCGGCGGCTCCTACAGCACCAGTTGCAACACCTCCAGCAGGTGGAACAGCACGTGCTGAAGACATCTTAGCGATGATTCGTAATAGACAAAAAACTTCTTAATAAGTAAAGGTAACGGGTAGAGCTTAGGTTCTACCCGGTTATTTCAACGAGGACACATTATGGCAAAACCATTCGATATATCAAAATTTAGAAAGTCGATTACCAAAAGCATTGATGGCTTGGGTATTGGCTTTAACGATCCAACAGATTGGATCAGCACTGGCAACTACACATTAAACTACTTACTATCCGGTAACTTTGAAAGAGGTATTCCAATGGGTAAAGTAACTGTATTTGCAGGAGAATCAGGCGCAGGTAAATCATTTATCTGTTCAGGTAATATTGTTAGACACGCACAAGAACAAGGCATTTATGTTATCTTGATCGATACAGAAAACGCACTTGATGAAGCTTGGTTACACGCACTTGGTGTAGACACCACAGAAGACAAATTACTGAAACTTAACATGGCTATGATCGATGATGTAGCCAAAGTTATCAGTGACTTTGTTAAAGAGTATCGCACCTTACCAGAAGAAGACCGTCCAAAGGTCCTATTCGTATTAGATTCATTAGGTATGATGTTAACTCCAACAGACGTTAACCAGTTTGAAGCAGGTGAAATGAAGGGCGATATGGGTCGTAAACCTAAAGCACTTACAGCACTTGTACGTAACTGCGTAAACATGTTTGGTACACTGAACTTAGGATTGGTTTGTACGAATCATACTTATGCGAGCCAGGATATGTTTGATCCAGATGATAAGATTAGTGGTGGTCAAGGCTTTATCTATGCGTCAAGTATCGTTGTAGCTATGCGCAAACTTAAACTTAAAACAGATGCAGACGGCAACAAGACTACAACAGTTAATGGTATACGTGCGGCATGTAAGATTATGAAAACACGTTACGCTAAACCGTTTGAATCAGTCCAAGTAGAGATTCCATATGAAACAGGTATGAGTCCTTACTCAGGATTAACAGACATGTTAGAAGCTAAAAACTTGCTTAAGAAAGAAGGCAATAGTTTAGTTTATACATTTGCTGATAAAACAACTATTAAACAATTCCGCAAAGCCTGGGAACGCAATGAAGATGGTTGCTTAGATAAGGTTATGAAAGAACTTAGTTCTAATGTAAATCTGCTAAGTACTGAATCAAAAGTAGTCGAAGAAACAGAAGAGGAGACAGCAGAATGAGCATTGAATTAGATATCGCCAGTGAAGTTTGGCTTACTTGTAAAGAGTATATCAATCCTAAGGATCGTCAAGCGGCCGCAGATCACGTGATCAGTGTTGCTGCAGATCACAACATCACTGAAAGTGAGCTTAAAACCTTTGGTGGTACTGATGCTTATCTAGGTCGTGCTGTTAAGGAGTATCTTGGCGATGAAGAAGATCAAGCGATCGCTGATGAAGAAGATGACGGTGACGACTATTAATGTGGTATAGTCGTGTAGTTGCAAGTTTGGGCAGTATTCCTGATTTCATAGATCACTATGAAAAAGAACTGGATAGTGCTAAAACAGAAGTTGGGGTCTATGGTAACATAGAAAAGAATCTTGCTGGCCTGCCCGGTATTACAGAACGACGCTTTAATCAACTACAAGAGATTGAAGCGGTTCTCAACTATCTAAATATTCAACTACGCAAGATACGCACTAAACACTTTAAGAAATACTTAGAAAACTATCAACGTGCCCTAACAAGTCGTGATGTAGAAAAATACGTAGACGGTGAAGATGAAGTCATTGACTTTGAAACAATTATCAACGAAGTAGCCTTACTGCGTAATCGTTGGTTGGGTATCATGAAAGGCTTAGAATCTAAGAACTTCATGTTAGGACATGTAACACGCTTACGTACAGCAGGCATGGAGGACGCATCAATTGGCTAGTCACTCAGAATCAGTATTAGGACAATTAAGAGAATATGATAGTTTCTTAGAAAGTCTACGCACAATCGCAGACATGGGCTGCGGTACTGGCCAAGATATGACGTGGTGGGCCACTCTAGCAAGTAGAGATGATAATCCGGAACCATATAACTACAAATGTTTTGCTGTAGACATTGACGGGTCAAAACTAGCACAAGTTCCGGACCTTATTAATATCACTAAACTTGAACGTGACTTTACCAAACCTAATATCCTTCCTACAAATATAGATTTAATGTTTGCTCATGACTGTTTACATTACAGTATAAATCCATTGGAAACATTAAAGTTTTGGAACGATCAGATGTCAGTGAATGGCATGCTGGTATTGAGCGTACAACAAAACAGTGGGGTTCAATATAACAAATACTACAGTAGAAGTTATAGCGGAAGTTTCTTTGACTACACACCCGTTAACTTAATTTACATGCTAGCAGTCAATGGATTTGACTGTAATGATGCATACCTATTGAAGAAATATAACGATCCATGGATTGACATTGCTGTTTATAAGTCTAATATTGCTCCAATGGACCCTGCTAAAACCAAATGGGAACATCTAATAGACACAGGATTATTAAATCACAGTGTGGTTAATTCTATATTAAAGAATGGACATGTACGCCAAGAAGAAATTGTATACCCTTGGTTAGATAAAGAAAACTATTTTGTTGATTGGATTAGACAACAAACAGAAATTCCAATGGAAGCTGGCGACCCTATTATAGATGGTGTTTTTAATAAATCTGAAGCGAGTACAACGACCACTGTTGAACAAGCAACAGCAAAAATCAAAGGTACTGATCTATTAACTCCAACCGGAGTTATGCGAGTTCCTAAAGGTAGGTATGTTAAATAGAGTGGTTCTGGTAACAGGTGGATTTGATCCACTACACTCAGGACACATAGAATACTTCCGTGCCGCCAGGCAGTTAGGAACTATGCTGGTAGTTGGAGTTAACAGTGATGCATGGTTAATTCGCAAAAAAGGGCAGGCATTCATGCCCATCAAAGATCGTGTAACAATCATTGAAAGTCTTCGTATGGTAGATCATTGTATATTATTTGACGACAATAATGATTCAGCGGTAGAAGCCATACGTAATGTTAAAATGATGTATCCTAACAGTAAAATAGTCTTTGCTAATGGCGGCGATCGTACAGCGACAAATATTCCAGAAATGTCAGAACCCAACGTAGAATTTGTATTTGGTGTAGGTGGCGATTTTAAGCTAAATTCCAGCAGTGAATTATTGAAACGCTGGAAATCTACACAAAGATAAATACTACATCATGCGTGCAAATGAATTCCTAATAGAAGCCGGCAACCTTGCTACAGGCGAGATTAAAAAATATCAAAGTAGAATCGCTGCCTTTATACATAAAGTACAGGCAGGAAGTCCCTTTGTAACAACAGATGGTAGAGATTTTGTTGTTGACCGTAAACAACTTCCAGAATTAAAAAAGTTCTTATTAGATCCTGATACTAAAGGTCAACTGTTGGTGCGTAGTACAGACGGTAAAGAACTAATTAGCACTAGTAAACTAGTAAAAACCGGCGAATTTGGGGGACAAAGTAGCCCTACCCAAGCACAAGGACAAAACGTTGATGTAAGCCAAACCGCAGGTAAAGAAGGCTTACCAGTTAAACCACCACAGGTATTCCAAACTACAGATATTAAAGACATTAACCTAGCCACAGCTAAAGACCTACAACGTGCTGGCGCATTTAAGGTAAAAGATTTGTATAACAAAATATCTACCAGTGAACAGTTAAACGCATTAGGCACATATGGTCAAGCGATCATCAGTTGTGCTAAACAAATTAATTCAGGTAAAGATCCTAAAGTTCCAGAAGGCCTCACTAGCCCGCAGATGCGTGCTCTAGTAGACTATGCTGGGGAGTATTTAGGTATCCTTGCTATGTACAAAGGAACAGCAGATTTTCCTAAACGCGAAGCATTCCTAAAATTCATCGGTAATGATCTAGGTACAAGCACCTTATACTTTCCAAGTAAAAGTAACACTCCATTGGCAGACAGCTTTGCTATCCAAGACAGTGAAACGGGTCATACTATATACATGAGTAGCAAAGGATCAGCAGGCGGCGCAGCTCCAGCAATCAGCGGACTTAAAATCCCAGAAGAGCTAAAAAAACGTCGTCAATACAAAGATGCTGTAGAATTTATCTTGCTATGTCAAAACACAGGTGCTATCGAACAACCATTCTATTTAATGAATTATATAGCACAAAAATATCCAAATGCTATCGACGAAAAATTTATAAAAATGTTACCATGGGATATTACGGCTACAGTAAATGCAGTGAATGCCAGCCGCAGGGAACGCAAACCATTACCAGCCAAGATGCAGAAATTTGTTAATGGCTTTGTATTCAAACGCAAACTGGCAGACGAAACAACACCAGGCGGTGTATTACATTACGTTACGATTAAAGAAGTTATGCGGATTGTCAATACCGGTGCTATTAAAAATTTCCAAGCCTGCGTATTAGAAGTCCTGAGTGAAAACTTTGTCCAAATATATACACAAGGTACTAAGCAAGGCACACTTGAAACCTACGTATTATGGCCAGCTAAAGTTGATGGCGTAGTAAGCGTAGAAAGTAAAGGTAGTGCCAGTAACCCAGTTAAAGGAACGGTAAGTTTCCGCGTCAGTAAATAGTTGACATCTTTCCAAAAGTCTGTTATAATTAATCATAAGTAAAAAATTGCCGGCTTGCGCAGAGTGGGATTGCACCTGACTTGTAATCAGGCTTCGTAAGATAGAGAGTGTTCGATTCACTCAGCCGGCACCAAATATTATGAAAATATGTACAAAATGCGGTAAAGAATTTGATGCCTATAGCAAATGGGGTGAAAAGAAATTTTGCTCTAGGAGTTGTGGAAACAGTAGAACGTTTAGTAAAGAATCACGAGAAAAAACCAGCGCAACTTTGCAGAAGTATAACGACAGCCTAACACCACAAGAAAAACGAGACAAGTTTGAAGTAGCTAAAAGCAAATATGATTATGATGATATGCAACGTCGAGCTAAGGAAACTAAGATAAAGAAATCCTGGGATAGACCATATGAAGAAATGAGCCGAGAGGCTCTAAAGAAAAGGATATTGCACGAAAGTAATTACAAATGTGAAATGTGTGGTATAAGTGATTGGCAAGACAAACCTATAACTTTAGAAATAGATCACATAGATGGTGATCCATTTAATAATAATAGAAAAAATTTAAGAATACTTTGCCCTAATTGCCACAGTCAAACGCACACATATAGAGCTAAGAATATTAAGATCAATAGAAGAGAATTAAATTTAGAGTTGTTAGAAGAAATGTTAAGGATACATAAGTATGCAACGCCTGCGTTACGTGCTATGGGATTAGCAAACAGCCCAAAACGTATAAAAGCCGCAAATGAGATATTAAGTAGACTTAACTTTTAAGAGTCGCTGACATTCCGGAATGTCCCCGTATAGAGTAAGCGGGATTATTAGTATAGGGTTCTCAGCCAATCAATATTATGATATATGCGGACTAATTCTAGATAGCTAGCTTCCGATGGGTCATATGCTACGGTTGCAACTGTAGCACGAGAACTCTATACTAATGAACAAGGAAACGTGGCCGAGTGGTCGAAGGCACTTCACTGCTAACGAAGCAAACCGAAAGGTTTCGAGAGTTCGAATCTCTCCGTTTCCGCCATTTTTAAGTTGCGCCTTTAGCTTAATGGTAAAGCGTCCGACTCATAATCGGAGGAGTGATAGTTCAATTCTATCAAGGCGCACCAGGTACGGTGTAGTGTTAATGGTAGCACACGGGTTTCCAAAACCCTTGGTCGCGGTTCGAGTCCGTGCATCGTAGCCAGAACAGTCCGGTGTTAGTTTAATGGATAAAACAGGGGATTTCTACTCCCTAGATAGAGGTTCGATTCCTTTACGCCGGACCAGTAAGAATTAATAACAATAGGAATAATAAATGTCAAAAGACACCAAACAACAAGAGTTAGAAGAATCACAGGCAATAGATCTTGCTATGAAAAAGTTTTTAGCAAATGGTGGCGTCGTACAACAAATTGCCCGAGGAGTCAGCGGTGTAGAAGAAGGAAGTCCTCAGGCTGCCTGGGGACGACCTAAGAAAAAAGAAAAATAATAGATTACTGCTCCCATCGTCTAGAGGCCTAGGACACCCGCCTTTCACGCAGGTAACACGAGTTCGAATCTCGTTGGGAGTACCAATTATAAATATGAATATGCCAAGCCTAGATACCAGAGTAAAACTATTACAAGCATTTGTCTATGTGGGATTCGTCTACACACTAGCATATCAGTTTGATCTAACCTTATTTTTAATCAGCTTCTTTATCATTGGTTGGTTAATGACTCTGGTAGGGGTTAGTTGTGGCTTACACAAATACAGTGCGCACGGTAACTTCAAAGAAAAGCATGTAGCATTTAAGATACTGATGTTGTTCTATGCTACAGTTATGAGTCTAGGCAGTAGTATTGCTTGGTCTAGCACACATCGTAAACATCATCAAACCAGCGATAAATTAGATGATCCACACAGTCCAAATACCAGTGGTGGTGGGTTCTGGCGCAGTATCAAGTTGTGGTTCTATTACTTCCCAACATATCATGTTAATCCACGTATAGTTAAAGACCTTAGTGTAGATCCTATACATAAATTTTTCCATAAGAATTACTTCAAAATTGTGGCCATTTACATTGTTTTATTGTCATTATTTGGCATAAAAGCGGTATGTTATTTGTACTTTGTGCCAGTGGTATATGGATTCCAAGCAACTAGTTATATCACAGTTTTGGCACACAATACTTGGTTGGCTAAATTTGGCTATCGTAATTTCAACACTGATGATAAAAGTTTCAACAGCAAGGTAGCGGCAATATTCTGTCCATGTGATGGTAATCATAACAATCATCATGGTTGTGCAGGTGCAGCAACTAACAGTTTGAAACCGGGTGATTGGGATACTGGTTATTGGTTTATTCGACTAATTGGGCGTGTGCCTGATCAATCAGTGTTTAAGAAATTTAATAACTAATCCTGTAGGATCAAATTTAGTTGCATTGAAGTCACACTGACCTGGATGTGCGTGATGGCTGTTATGTAATCCTTCCCCAGCAAATAATACTGTAAAAAGTCTACTATCCCAACTACGATCGTTGGTAACAGGATCTATTGGCCCGCTGTGTGCTATTACAGTTACCCAACTCATACCTAACACCATATAAGTTATTGGTAAGGCAACAAAATAAACAAAATACACAGGACCGCCTAGAAGTAAAACTAGTGCAGGATATACTGCCCATATCTTCCAATAGTGGTCATGACTTAATCTCATGTCCTCATCTCTGAGAATGTCTACGATCATCTTAGGGCTGGCACTCATCTTAGGGAAATGATACCAAAACAATTTGAAATTGTGCCAGAAATTATCAGTCAGTTTGAACGGATCCTGATCAGTGTCGCTGTGTACGTGATGTTGTCGATGTGCAGAGGCAAATCCAGGTACACTACCCAAGGTGCATTGTACACCCAACCATAACAATATCCATTTAATCACACGATTTTTTGGTTCAAAGCTACGATGACAAGTCCAACGGTGTAGACTCACACTACCACCAACGCAGAATAATAACCAACTAACGGCTAGTCCAGAAAATAACAAACTCCAATCAAATGCAACAATTAGTCCTGCGATAACTAGGGCGTGCATGACAGATTGTACAAATAAAACCTGTGAATATGTTGACGAATTTTTAATAGTTCTGTATAATGTAAGCATAACTATATTTACGTTAAACGGAACCATATGTCAAACTTTAATCAACCATTGGTAATAATAGGCGCTAGGCAGACCTGGGACTTTATTACAGATACCTGCGAACAATTAAATATTCCGGTATTGGGCTTTGTTGATCAGTATTATGCGGGCCGGGTTGAAGAATTAAACGGACTGGCTTGTTTGGGCAGTGAGTTAGATCTTGTTGATAATCCTAAAAAGTTTGGTGATGCCAAGTTTTTTGTAGGCAGTTTCTGGGATGGCAACAGTAACATTGAAACTGATGTACTCAGCGGATATCAACTACGCTTAAATCGTATTAAATTCATTGATGATAACAAACTTGACTGCTATACACTAATAGATCCTCGCAGTATGTTAAGCAAAAACATAGAAGTTGGTGCTGGGACTTATATTGGGCGCCAGGTAAACATACGTGCAGGTGCTAGGATTGGACGACATTGTACAATCACTGACGCCAGTGGATTTGCTAATGATGTTACCCTTGGTGACAACTGTGTACTCAGTGCAGGTGTTTATCTAATGAGCAACGTCATACTTGGTAACAATGTTTATGTTGGTACTAGAGCCACAGTGTTTAATGGACACAGTAGCAAACAGTCACATGTAACCATTGGTGATGATTGCAAAATACATGCTACTGCTACAGTTTCCAAAGACATGGAACCGGGTACCACAGCCGTCTACAACGGTCGTATTCTAAAAAGAACAGACGTAGAATGATCACACGTATCATGTGTGTAGGTCCGGGTAGAATCAATGAAGCCATGGCTACATTAAGTTTTGACCACAGGATATTTCCACAGTGCGATCGCACGATTATCATCAGTCCTTATAGCCAACTGCAATTTCAAGAGCTATTCTTAGAATTTAATCTAAACATCACCAACTTTACTTTTTTAGATGATGAGTACTTTGGTAAACATTATGATCTAAGTCGTTGGTCACATAATAATTGGTATAAACAACAAGCATTCAAACTCTGCGCACTAGATCATTTTAGCAGTGAATATTTTTTAATACAAGACTGTGATTTAATTTTACTTAAATCTTATAGCATGATAGTCAGTGGAGAATTAAACTTCAAAGCTGAAGATCTTTGGAATGAGTATCAGCATTTATATGGCACTATGATTGAAAAAATCCTAGGTATATCACGCAAACACTCTGTTAGTCTAGTCAATGAATTAATGCCCTATACCAAACAAGATTGGCTTGAGTTAAAATCATATATAGAACAACGACACGGCTGTAATTTTTTAGATGCCATAGCAAATACACAAGAATTTGATAGTACAAGTTGGTTCAGTGAGTATGAATTATTAGGTATTTGGAAAACAAATCAAACGGGTTGGCAGTATTTTAGTAATCCTAGCCAACCAAAAGTTGAAACCTGGGAGGAGTTTTTTGCGATAGATTGGTCGCAGTATCATTCGGTGAAATTCCATGCTCCACCGTTAAAAAATATGGATATAAATCAGGCAAAACACGTGATAAAATTTTTACGTGATGTTGCATAAAGTTAAATAGTAGTATATAATTATCTACATAAGAGGCCGCTATGACTGTAGAATTCCGTAATATTGAAGATTGTCACGTAGTACATAAACCCTGGGGTATTGAAACTTGGTTACAGGGTGGTTCAGATGTTTATCCATTTGCGCTTAAAGAATTAATACTAAAAGCAGGGTTCGTAACCAGCTTACAAGTACATCAATTCAAATCAGAAAGTATTCATTTACACATTGGTAATGGTGCATTGGCATATCATCCAGAACCATTTGACTGTGAACGTTACCTTGCTGGTGGATACACCACAGAAGAAATTGATAAAATTAAAAGTGAACTAATAATTCAACCCTTAGGCCCAGGTGCTGTATTCCATACACCTCCAAGAACTATTCATCGTATGATTGCTTATACAGATTTGCATTATACAGAAGCCAGCACTACTCAATTAGATGACGTTATACGTCTTGAAGACTCTGCTAACAGAGGACATGGAAGAATCGATGCCGAACACCAACAATAAACTCACAGTACTAATTTTAGCTGCGGGCTATGGACGCAGAATGGGTCCATTTAGTCGTATGGTACCTAAAGCACTTATTCCCTATGACAACAAACCTTTGATCAGTCACATCATGGAAAAGTTTGATCAAGGCACACGTTTTGTTGTTGCCTGCGGCCACATGGGGCAGTATATTAAAGATTACGTAGGGGTAGTACACAGTGATAAAGATGTAGTATTCGTAGACATTCCTAACTATGCAGAAGGTGATACAGGGCCAGCAACTAGTATACAGGCCTGTGCCAAATACCTACATGGCGGATTTATGTGGTTAGCCTGTGACACATTATTTGACTTTGAATACAGAGATAAACTTGATCACAACTGGATTGGAGTACATCCAGTAGACAGTGCCATTGCACAAGATTACTGTTGGATTGAACGTGAAGCTGATAAGATTATCAGTGTAAAGAATAAACTGCCTAGCAAGACCGCAGTTGATGCGTTTATTGGGTTGATGTATGCCTGCGATGATAGATATCTTAACAATCTAATCGCTCAGAAAGCCAAAGAAACTCCTGAAGGATTTAGCGGATTAGGGTTGAAAGCACACACAGTGCGCGGTTGGAAAGACTTTGGCACTTATGAAAAATGGGAAGAACTATCAAGTGAATTTACAGATGTAAGTTTTCCTAAACCAGATGAACTGTTCTACAACGATAACAAGAAGATTATTAAGTTTTGGACTAATCCTAAGCAGGCAGAAATGCGTGTCAAGCGTGCTAATTGTAATCCAGAGGCCATGCCCAGTAACGTAGAACAATCAGGCAACTTCTTGATACATGACTTTGCCAAGGGTGATATTGTTTATAATCAATACTCACCAGAAGTGTTTGAAAAAATGCTTGAATGGTGTGAGTCAACATTATGGAAACCTGCTCCATCTGAAAACGATGCTGATATCGATCATCTTACTATCTGTAACAAGTTCTACTACGAAAAGACCATAGAACGTGTAGAAATGTTCCGCGCCAAATATGCTAACTGGTCAGAGCCGTGTGTGGTCAATGGAGTTGAAGTAGATACTATTGACACATACCTAAGCAAGATTGACTTTACTTGGTTAACAACAGAAACGTCATGGAAGTTCATCCACGGTGACCTACACTTTGACAATACCATTTACCAACATGGGCAATACCTAGGTTCATTGGACCTATACCAACAAGACAAAGAAACATATAAAGACAAGTTTACTGCTATCGATTGGCGCACTGACTTTGGTGGTGCACTATATGGTGACCAGTATTATGATCTAGCTAAGATGCTAGGTGGCTTACATTTGAGTTATAAAGATATCAAACATGAACGTTATAGCTATACAGAACGCAACGATTATGCTACACTAGAAATTCCTAGTGTAAAAGATGTACAAGTATATGAAGATATACTACAACGTTGGGTGGTTAAACAAGGATTAGAATGGAAGAAAGTTAAGACCTTAGTACCAATCATCTACTTGAACATGAGTCCTTTACATGAAGCACCATTTGACAAGTTTTTGATAGCTCTAGCACAGTTACACTTTAACAAGGTGCTTGGATAATGTATAAACGTTTTATCATGGATGTAGATGGTGTATTAAATGATGGCATGCTCTATTGGGGTGTTGATGGGAAACCATTCAAGGCCTTTGGTAATTATGACCACGACGGATTAAAACTCCTACGCAGTCATCTAGACATTGAGTTTGTCTCAGCTGACGAAAATGGATTTGGTATTACGTATAATCGTATCTATGAACACATGAAGTTTCCTTTGACCATGGTTAAAGAAAAGGATCGCTTAAACTTTGTCTTAGGCAAGGGCAACCCAGCAGAAACAATTTTCATGGGTGATGGCCCTTTTGATGCTAAGATCATGCCACATGTAGGATTAAGTTTTGCTCCGGCACAGGCCTGGAGAACAGCAAAAGAAGCCGCAACCTATGTTACAGAACGTGAAGGTGGCAAGGGTGCTGTTATGGACGCTTGTATTATTATTATGGATAAAATGGGAATAGAACATGGATTTTAGACTAGGTTTTGGGCCAATGAGCCGCGAAGTTATTAATATATTAGCAAATTATAGCCACGATAAACAACGACCATTGATGATCATTGCTAGTCGCAATCAAGTTGATGCTGAAAGTGGTTATGTGATGACCACACCTGAGATTCGTAAACAATTATCCACACTACCTACAGATTATCTTTGGATGTGTCGTGATCATTGTGGTCCATATTTCTTAGATGCTGAAAAGAATTTAAGTTTACGTGATGCTGTAGAAGCGACTAAGAAAACTATCGCTTATGACATTGAACAAGGCTTTAACTTGATCCATATTGATACTAGCCGTGTTGATGATACCTACGGTATTGCAGAAGAGTTATTTAACTTCTGTCTAGAACTTAATCCAAAGATTAACTTTGAATTTGGCACTGAAGAAAATGTAGGTGTTGCGGCAGGTGCTGTCAAATATAAAAATGATGTAGCATTTGCTAAAAATATTCATAACATTCAATTTGTTGTAGCACAAACAGGTAGCCTATGTTATGAAGATCATCAGGCTGGTGGGTTTGAAACTGAAACAGTTAAAGAACTAGTAGCAGTAGCAAACGCCAATGGTGTTAAGATGAAAGAACATAATGCCGATTATCTGACCGCAGAACAAATCCAATTGCGTAAAGCTACGGGGGTACATGCTCTTAATATTGCTCCACAACTAGGTGTAGTACAAACTAAGTTATTAAGAATGCTATCAGGCAAATACAATCTAACTAAAGAATGGCAAGCGTTTGGTCAAGTTGTTCTTAACAGTGGGCGTTGGAAGAAATGGACCAACAGCGATGAAAATGATCAAAAGATCGTTGTTGCTGGACATTACTGCTTTACCAGTCCTGAATATCGTACATTGATCAATGCTATCAACGAAACAGATTGGAACGCGGCATTAGTTGACGAAATGTACGCAGTCTTGGATAACTACACAGAAAATCTACTATAATGATTGTTTTATTCAATGTAAAGATCACTGATGTCCGTATGGGTTTTCCTTATACCCGCGGCGTCTGGATGCCAAATCCTGAACGCTTTGATATCTTTAAGTATTGCCTCGCCAGTACAGCAGTGTTAGAACCCTTGGTCAGTAAGTTTGTATTTTGTATCACGCTAGCCCCTGAGCTAGCACACAGACAAGCTGAACTAGATGAATACATACATGGACTGTTTCCTTCCGACAAATTAGATCTAACCTGGGCACGCAATGACTACGGTAGCGATTGGCGCAAGACCTGTGATCGTGTACTAATAGACCCCAATGAAATAGTTTGGTTGGCCTGTAATGATGATCACATCTTTATCGATAATAGTATTGACATGGTAGCTAGTGCTATCGATACTCTTAAAGCAGACACTGATCCAAATGCTGTGATGTATTACAGCCATTGGCCAGAACAAATGCGTGTAAGTCGTCATTTCAAAGGTGAACTTACCTCAGATGGTAACTTTATCAAGTATAATTGGGAAACCTACGATGGCATCATGATGCTCAAAGCAGGTAGACTAAGCAAGTATTGGGAACGTGACTACGGCGATACATTAATGTTCAAAGTAGATTATCTAGGTGCGCATCACGGGTATGTGTGTCCTGGTCCAATCTATGCTCCAACTAGAGAACTAGTACGACACTATGAAGGTTACAGTCACGTAGGTAGTTATGTAGCAAATATATCTCCCCCGTTATTTGTACCTCCGGGCTTCTTTGAAGGCGACATGCACATACGTATTGGTTACACTGACCGTCGCAATGACTACACTAATTTTAATCCTATCAGTGAATGGCTTTACAATTTTAATCCTGCTGGTACTGACTATCGTTGGTTGTCAGAAGACATTCCGTTATTTTGGCAAGACCGCGTTGAGAATGTAGAATTTGCACCAGATTTTAACAAAGAACTAATGTACCAAGCACGAGATGCTGCATTTTTAGCCGCAACACGTGTACCAATGAAGTGTTTTGATATCATATTCACACACGAAAACCCAGCACCAAAAGAGTGGTTTACAAAACATTTATTAACTGCTAAACTGTAAGATATTGCCCAGGTGGTGGAATTGGTAGACACCCCGGTCTTAGAAGCCGGTGTCGAAAGGCGTGAGAGTTCGAGTCTCTCCTTGGGCACCAAATAACATAAAAGGAAAATATAATGGCTAAAACTAATGCAAGTTTCAATATGTCAAGAGTAACAAAATACAAACTAGCTGGTTACACTGATCCAGTAGCACGTAATCTTTATAAAAAGATGATGATTGATGCTGAAGCAGCATTGGTAGCCGCAAAAAATCGTAAGTTCAGTGATCCAGCACAAGCACAAAAAGGTGGAAACCGTCCACAACCTACAGAACCACAAGCATAATGGAAAAGAAACTTTGGGATAGTATAGACGGTAGCATGCTAAAAAGTCTACCCAACGCGGCCAAGGGATATGAACAGCGTATTAGCGTACCTGAGTTTACATTTCTAGGTGGCGCAAATCAACCAGACTTTGGTGATGTTACTATTTGGTTTTATGGTAATGCTAAGACTATTGAATTAAAAAGTCTCAAGCAATACCTATTCCAATACCGTGACACTAGATTAAGTTACGAACGTGCATTGGATGTTATGTATAAAGATCTTAAAGCAGTATACGAACCAGATCGTATTCGTATAGAAATTGAATATCGCCCTAGAGGCGGCATTAGCAGTAGAATGACAGTAGACAGTGACTGGGGCCATCTAGGCGGCACTGATCAAATTTGGCAACATCACAAGGACTAACATGGATTATAAAATAAAAGATATAAGTTTGGCGGCTTGGGGGCATAAAGAAATAGCCATCGCTGAAACAGAAATGCCAGGGCTAATAGCCATTAGAGATGAGTTCAAAGAAGCTCAACCACTTAAAGGTGCACGTATCTCTGGGTCATTACACATGACTATTCAAACAGCAGTATTGGTTGAAACACTAGTTGCTCTTGGTGCTGAAGTACGTTGGAGTTCATGTAACATATTTTCAACACAGGATCACGCTGCCGCCGCACTTGCTGATCTGGGTATTCCTGTATTCGCCTGGAAAGGTGAAACAGAAGAAGAATATTGGGATTGTATTGAACGCACACTGAGTGGTCCTAATGACTGGCGGCCAAATATGTTACTTGATGATGGACATGATTTAACTTATTATGTACACAAACATCACCCAGGCCTATTAGAAGGCATCCGCGGTGTAACAGAAGAAACAACCACAGGTATTCATAAGATCAACGAAGCGATTGCCAAAGGTGAATTTAAGTTACGTGCTATTAATGTTAATGACAGCGTAACCAAAGCCAAGTTTGATAACTTGTATGGATGCCGTGAATCATTAGTTGACGGCATTAAACGTGCCACTGATGTTATGATTGCTGGTAAAGTAGCAGTGGTAGCAGGCTTTGGTGATGTAGGTAAAGGATCAGCTGCCGCACTTCGCGCCTTGTCAGCACAGGTATGGGTAACTGAGATTGATCCTATCTGCGCACTACAGGCGGCTATGGAAGGTTATCGAGTTGTTACCATGGACTATGCCGCAGATAAGGCAGACATCTTCGTAACAGCCACAGGTAATATTGATGTTATCACTCGTGACCATATGGTCAAGATGAAGCACAACAGTATCGTATGTAACATTGGACACTTTGACAGTGAGATCGACATCGCCGGTATACAAGATCTAGCCTGGGACGAAATCAAGCCACAAGTAGATCATGTTACATTACCAAACGGTAATAAGATCATTATCCTTGCTAAAGGCAGACTAGTTAACCTAGGTTGTGCTACAGGACATCCAAGTTATGTAATGAGTAATTCATTTACTAACCAAGTTCTAGCACAGATTGAAATGTTCACCAACACTGAAGATTATCAGATTGGACATTTATATCTATTACCTAAACATTTGGATGAGAAGGTTGCTCAATTACATCTAGCTAAAGTTGGTGCAGAACTAACAGAGTTAACCACTGATCAAGCCACATACATTGGCGTTGCGGTCGCAGGCCCATATAAACCTGATAGTTATCGTTATTAATTGATCATTAAGTAATATTTTAACCTACGGGTTCTGTATATAAATAAAAACGTGGCTAAAAGGCAACAAAATTTTATTCTGTGGCTTTTTAGCAACAATTTATAACCGAGGAAACACAATGAAAAAAACTTTAATCGCAACACTTATCGCTGGCCTATCATTTGGCACAGTAGCAATGGCTGAAGATGGCAAAAACTTTGCTCACATTCAATACACATTCCGAGACACAGTTTCTGATGACAAAGCTGCACCTAATAGACAAGGTGTTAACTTTACAATTGGCCGCAAAGTGTTAGATAACCTAACAATTGACTTAGGTGAACAATTCCGTACTGAACGTCTAAACAATGATGCTGGTGTAAACACAACACGTTTAGAAGCAGGTGCTACATACTCATACAATCTACTTCCAGCTGTGTCATTATACACACGTGGTGGTCTAGGCCAGAAGTTTACTTCAAATCAAGACTATACATACTATTCAGTTGAACCGGGTATCAAATACTCTTTAACAGATGCATTAGCAGTTAAAGCAGGATACCGTTTCCGTGATGCGTTCAATGACTCGTACAATGAAAAAACAAACACAGTGCGATTTGGTGCTGAATACGCTCTTGCTAAAGATCAAGCATTAACACTAGGAATTGATCGTAGCTATGGCGCTAGTGACTTCATTGGTTACAATGCAGGTTACATGATCAAGTTCTAATCAAACTAATAACGCCTCTTAACAATGCGCAACCTTTATTAGTATCCAAAAAAGGCTATTTCGATAGCCTTTTTTCTTGACTTTATTTTTTAGACGTGTTATTATAATAAGGTAATAATCTTATAAGAGGAAACAAAAATGTTTGATTCAATTGAAATTCGTAAAGTAACAAATGGGTTCGTGGTAATTTTAACTACACCTGATGAAGATACCAAAGAGTATGTTTTTGATACCAGTCGTAAAGCTATCAAGTTCATTAAAGAATACGTAGAAGCTAAAGTAGCTAACACCGTAGCATAATTTTTCTGCCTCATTTTAGTAAAATAAATACTAGAAAGCAGTAAAATTCAACGAAAACTGGAGAAATCAATGTCAAAAACCGTCTTAGTGACTGGCGGTGCGGGTTTTATCGCACACCACGTTATTGAAAATATTTTAAGAAATACCGATTGGAACGTAGTCAGCTTAGACAGACTAGACTTCTCGGGTAATCTAAATCGTCTATCAGATATGATGGCTGATTTTGATACAGAAACACGTAAGCGTGTTAAGATCGTATTCCATGATCTACGTGCAGAATTAAATCCAATGGTGGTACGTGACATTGGTGATGTGAACTATGTTCTACACTTGGCCGCAGGTAGCCATGTTGATCGCAGTATCGAATTCCCAATGGAGTTTGTCTGGGACAACGTAGTTGGTACAGGTCATATTTTAGAGTTTAGCCGTAAACTAAAAAATCTAGAACGTTTTATCTACTTCTCAACTGATGAAGTATTTGGTCCAGCACCTAATGGTGTTAACTATGCTGAACGTGATCGTTACAATAGTTCAAACCCATATTCAGCTACCAAAGCTGGCGGTGAAGAACTAGCAGTGGCATTTGAAAATACCTACAAGTTACCTATCTATATCACACATACCATGAACGTGTTTGGTCAACGCCAACACCCAGAAAAGTTTATTCCTATGTGTATCCGTAAGGTAAACGATGGTGATGCTATTACTATCCACAGTGATGCTACTAGAACTATTCCAGGCAGTCGTTTCTATATCCACGCGGCAGATGTAGCTGATGCTATGATGTTCTTGCTGGGATTAGATGCAACTAAATTAGAAGCAGACTATGGTGATGCACGTTGTCCTAAGTTCAATCTAGTAGGCAAACAAGAAATTAACAATTTACAACTAGCACAGATTATCGCTGATGCGCAAGGAAAAGAATTGAAGTACGAAATGGTTGACTTCCATAGCTCACGCCCAGGACATGACTTGCGTTATGCTCTCAGCGGTGACTACATGCGCAGTTTAGGTTGGGAACCTAAGGTTAGTTTAACAGAACGTATCGGTGAAGTAGTACAATGGACATTAAAGAATGACCGTTGGTTACGTTGCGAATAAGGACTAATATGAAAAATATCGTATTGCTAACATCAGCAGTGTATACTAATTATGGGATCTATGATCCCAAACAACGTATTCAGCAGACCTTAGACACAGCTAAAAGTGCTAAGAAATATATCCCTGGCGCTGTGATTGTTCTAGTAGACAACAGTAAAGTTGATGTACAAAATGATACTAGTGCAGAGTTTGAAGAACTCATTGACCTAGTTGACTACTACATTGACAACAGTGACGACGCTGACATCAAGTACTTCCATGACAATGTACAGAACTACGACATTGGTAAGAATGCCATGGAAGCATTAGGTATTATGAAAGCATTGACTTATATCAGCAATGAAAAAGACATGCTGAAAGAAGTTAAAGATGCTGATCGTATTTTTAAACTCAGTGGTCGATATCAAGTAACAGATAAGTTTGATATTAAACAATTTGATAATGCTACTACTAAAGACAAGTATGTGTTTAAGAAAGCACAACCAAGTTGGATCAATCCCGCTGACACGGGAGTTAACACACTACTGCAAACACGTCTATGGTCGTTCACTCCTAGTCTATTAACTGATACTATCGATATGTATAACAAAATTATTGATACTATGGTAGGTTTATTTAATCAAAACAAATATATCGATAACGAACATGCGATGGCTAAATTTATCCCCAAGGATAAACTAGTTGAATTAGACATTGTTGGCTTGCAAGGAAATATTGCACCCAATGGCATGATGATCATTGATTGATGAAAAAAATATTAATTCTAGGTGGTGCGGGTTATATTGGCACTAGGCTCAGAGAAGTCCTGAGGGAACAACACTTTGTTAAGACCAACGATATTTGTTGGTTTAATCATGATGAAACCAGTGACCGCAGAGATTACCATAAGCTGACAAAGAAAGAATTAGCAGAAGTCGAAGTAGTCATAGTGCTAGCAGGACACAGCAGTGTGCCGAGCTGTCTTGGCACATTATACAGTCCTTGGTTAAACAATGTCACTAACTTTACAGACTTATTAGATAAACTAGATGATCAATTGGTTATCTATGCTAGTTCAGCTAGTGTGTATGGTAATAGTGCTCCTGGCGAACGCCACAAAGAAACTAACACACACTTTACTCCTGTTAATAACTATGACGTAACAAAGTACGCATTAGATCAACAGGCGATTATATCAAATCTAAAAGGTCGGCGTGTAATAGGTCTAAGATTTGGTACTGTTAATGGATATAGTGCTAACCTACGTGTTGATGTAATGATCAATAGTATGTATCACAGTGTGCAGAATGGCACAGGTATACAAGTAACAAACAAACACATCAGTCGTGCTATGTTAGGTATAGAAGATCTATGCCGTGCGGTGGAACGTTGTATTGAACAACCAGTGCCGGGTATCTATAACCTAAGTAGTTTTAACGCCACAGTTGGTGAGATAGCTGAAGCTGTTAGTAGGAAACTCGGTGCCGAGATAGTAGACAATGGTAATACTGCCAATGCCTATGACTTTGCATTAGATACAACTTTGTTTGAACAGACATTTGATTTTGAATTTAAAGAAACACCAGATACGATATTAAATGGATTGATAGAACACTATGGAGAAAGTTTGCCACAGTGGAGAGACAAATATATAATTTATAATTGGGAATCAGATCATGCAAGACGCTAAAGAACTTAATGAATGCTTGTGCTGTGGTAGTGAACGACTAAAATTAGTCCTAGACTTAAATGAACAACCGCTGGCTAATAGTTTTAAAAAAACTGCTGAGGAAGCGGAGCCAACATTCCCATTATGCTTAAACATCTGTGAAGAGTGTACACACTTGCAATTAAGTCACGCAGTTAATCCAGATTTATTGTTTAAGAACTATCTATATGTAAGTGGCACAAGTCAAACACTTCGTGACTACTTTGATTGGTTCGCTAAACGTACCTTAGAATATTTTGAGACAACCCCACAAACAGTTTTAGATATCGCCTGCAACGATGGCAGCCAACTAAATTCATTTAAAGCTCTAGGATTAAAGACCTATGGTGTTGACCCGGCTGAAAATCTACATCCGTTGAGCTCAGCTAACCACGACGTAGTCTGTGATTATTTCACAGACAAATATGCTTATCATTATGGCAGCAAGAATTTAGACATTATCACAGCACAAAATGTATTTGCGCACAACAGCTATCCACTAGAATTTCTTAAACAGTGTAAAGAAATCATGCATGACAAGAGCCGTTTGTTTATCCAAACTAGTCAAGCTGATATGATCAAGAACAATGAGTTTGACACTATATATCATGAGCATCTAAGTTTCTTTAATAGCAGTTCGATGTCTGCACTTGCGGCACGTGCTGGCTTACATATCATTGATATACAAAAAACCCCTATACATGGTAATAGTTATTTGTTTGTCATGGCTAAGACCCCTGGTGCAAGACCAAGTGTACAACTACAATCAGATCAGGAGGGTGAGCAAGGACTACAAGATATGAATACCTATCTTGCCTATGCTGATCATTGCTATACCATTATCGGCGATTTAAATTCTACTCTTGATCATTATCGGGGTCTTGGTTATAAACTCGTGGGCTACGGAGCTGCTGCAAAAGGTAACACACTATTAAACTTTGGTAAGACCAAACTAGATATGATCATCGATGATAATCCAATGAAACAAGGTTTATATAGTCCAGGTATGAGCATTCCTGTGCTAGCGATTGATGCATTAGATTCATTGGGTGATACCAAAGTAGCATTTGTTCCGTTGGCATGGAACTTCTTTAAAGAAATCAGTAGTAAAATTAAAACTAAACGCGATCAAGAAGGTGACGTATTCATCAAATACTTCCCTACAGTTAGTGTAAACTAAGGAAAAATAATGGAACAAAATTTAAGACAGATGTACCTAGACATAGTGAGAAAAACCATACTTGGGTTAACCTATAGAGATCCATCATTTGATTCTGGCAAGGGTCAGCAAATCGCATTCAATCAGACTGCTAGAGAACTTGGAGAAGATTGGCCAGTACTAGCACACTCAATGGCTGGTAACAAAAGATTATTAAATATTCAAGAACTTGCTGAAGATGTGATCGATAAAAATATTCCAGGTGACTTCATTGAAACTGGTGTGTGGCGTGGTGGTGCATGTATATTCATGTCAGCTGTGTTACGTGCTTATGGGATCACTGATCGTAATGTTTATGTATGTGATAGTTTTCAAGGCCTACCGCCGCCAAAGGATCACGAATATCCAGTGGACCGCGGTGACACACATCATACAGCGCCGTTCCTAGCAGTTAACCTTGAACAAGTACAACAAAATTTTGAAGGGTATGATTTACTCACTGATCAAGTAAAATTCGTCAAAGGTTGGTTCAGTGACACACTACCAACGCTTGCTGTAGAAAAATTAGCTATCTTAAGACTGGATGGTGATATGTATGAGTCAACTATCGTGGCATTGGAGAACTTATATCCTAGACTATCAGTAGGCGGATATGTTATTGTTGATGACTATGGATTGCCTAACTGCCGTCGTGCTTTAGCAGACTATAGAGAGTTTCACGAAATTGACAGCGAGTATATTACCATTGACAACAGTTCAGTGTATTGGGTGAAAAATAAAGAACTTGATGCCGATAAAATAGAACATAGATTTAAAAATACAGACCCTGTACCAGAGGTGCCAGCACCAACATTTTCTATGCCCAATAGAGGCGGTAGTATCAGTAGCGTATTTTAGACCAAATAAATACATGCATGAAGAAAACCGTTGTTTCACATTTCTATAACGAAGAGCATTTATTGCCTTGGTGGTTACGCCAACATAAACAAATATTTGATCATGGAATCATGATTGATTACGCTAGTAATGATCGCAGCGTTGAGATTATTCGAAAAATATGTCCAACATGGGAAATCAGACCCAGCGGTAATACAAACTTTTCCGATAGTACAGCTATTGATAATGAAGTTATGGATATCGAAAGAGGTTTAGATGGGTGGCGTATGTGTTTAAATACTACAGAATTTTTGTATGGTAATATAAATCATCTCGACGATAGAACAGAATCAACACAGTATTTCATTGGAAACTATGTATTTGTTGACATGGAAGATGAAACTAAAGGCCCCCTTGCACTATCACATGATATACCATTACATGAACAACGCTATTGGGGATATCACGAGTTTTCAAATTCCGGCGCAGGACATGGGCCCATCATGGGCAGGATAAATCGTAGCCTACATAATTATCCTGTAAGCTATAAAGGTGGAAGGCACTGGGGTGGCGTGGATTATCCAAAATCATTTGATGATCTGGTAATATTCTATTATGGATGGGCAGATGTCAGTGATTTGGGTCTAAAAAGAAAAACGCAAATATCCACCGAAAAAGGTGGTAGCGGGCCTCACGCATTCACTAAAGAACAATTTTTAGATTTTTATAGAACAGCGCATCGACCGATTAGTAGAAATCTTAAAGATATCGTAGAAGGCATTTATTCAGCGCAACAACGTTCAATTGAGAATAGACAACCGGTAGAAGATCAACATGATATAGAACAGCCCATTAAAGAAATTGCGGCTATTAGATTAGGGTCGACGAGCGATATCCTAGCAACAGAATCAAAATTAATACAAGCCGAGCCAAGGGTAATTGGATGAAGAAAACCGTATTATGTCATTTCTATAACGAAGAATATATGCTACCATGGTTCCTTAACCATCACAAGCAGATATTTGACCATGGAGTGATGATTGATTATCACAGCACTGATCGTAGTGTAGAAATTATTAAAAGTATTTGCCCAACTTGGACGGTCATAACTAGTCGTAACCCAGACTTCCAGGCAGATACCATTGACACTGAAGTTAACGACATTGAAAGTCAAATTGATGGATGGAAGATTTGCCTTAATGTTACAGAACAATTAATTGGTGACTACAGTATCTTAGATGATGAGCCTCGACAACTGCTGGTACCTAGTGTGTTTTTTGTTGACTGTGATAGAGAACGAAGCGTTACACAAGATCTGCCATTGTACGAACAAAAGTTTGATGGATTCTTGTTCAGCGATAATCAACAAAACTTTTTAGAACGTCGTAGTCGCAGCCTACATAATATTCCTGTACACTACCCAGCACAATCAACACAGGCATGTATGGCTCCAGGACGTCATTGGAATACATATAATACAGATAAGTTGGTGACATTCTATTATGGTTGGTGCCCATTGGATGCAGCCGGCTTTGCTCGCAAGCTACAGATACAAACACAGATACCCTTGATTGATCGCCAGTTAAATCGTGGGTTCCATCATATCACAAACAAAGAAACATTAACCTATAGGCTTGAAAATGAATTCATGCCTCGAGCAAGAAATATATCAAAGGAAATACAACAGTATGTCAATACGCACAAAAATCTTTCAAATATACTTTAAGCCAGAATTAAAATCACAGTGTGATCCATTGTTTACTCCGTTGGATAATACAGCGAATCCTCGTCCAGAACTACGTGAATGGGATGTCTGGAATCGTGAACATGAAAATATTCTAGAACAAAATTTAGATCTTTGGGGATATGTTAGTTGGAAGTTCAAAGAAAAAACTAATCTCTCAGCAGAACAGGCATTCGCCCATATCAACGATAATCCTGGATATGATGTTTACTTGTTTAATCCTTGCATCGTCAATGAAGCATTGTTTACAAATAATTGGGAACAGGGTGATATCCATCATCCGGGTATTAGTCAAATAGGTAACGCATTTTTTGCTAAATTAGGCTATGATGACATAGATGTGCTGGCAACATTATTGGATAGAAATCGCACGGTTTTTGCTAATTATGTGGTAGGAAATCAGAGATTCTGGTCTGATTTTATGGCATTTAGTCGCCAGTTATTCACAGAGGCTGATAAGGATACAGACTTTAAACATCAGGTGTTCGGAGAGGGATTAAGTAAATATGCGCATGACAATTCCCTGCCTATGTTTACTTTTCTCATTGAGAGATTGATCCCTACGTTTTTGGATCTCAATGATTATCGTGTCTGTCCATATGTTTATACCAACGAAACGCTACCAGAAA